CGATGTTTCGTTTCGATGGGTTGATAATGTACCAATAGTTCATTCAAGTAAAGTACCAAAAGTACATTTAAAGTGAATGGAAAGTTCATATGCAAGTATGTATATGAACTTTAAAGAGAAAAAATTTTTAGAATTTTTTGTGGGGAATGCCTGGAGGAGGGTGCGGATTGGATATTTTAGAGGTTCGTCACATCTACTAGTCTTGTGCGACCATTGAAAGTTGCGAAAAGTCCGCCGTCTGGCTCAACAACTGAAAGTTCAGCGTATCGAAGGAAGTCTGTTTTGATAACGGACATCAACACCTCTGCGGTATCAATGTTTATGACCTCAAGCCGGTGCGCGTAAAAATCATCTTTATTTTTGCTACCGGCAAACGATAGGGCGATGTAGCAGCCAAATTCAGATATGGCCGAACTGATGAGGTGAGTGGAAGTTTCTATCTTGAATAACTCTTTCCCGGTGTTATCCATGACTATGGCTGCAGCCATGTTGTTGTCTTTGCCGGTATGGACAGAAAATAAAAATCGCCCGTTAACAGCTATGCATTGAGGCTTAGGAGAAAGCTGCCCGCCGAGCTTAACCATAAACATGAATTTTTCATTCTTCAAAACCGCCAGAGTGTCATCTCTGATATTACTTTCATCACGTTTGAAAGCACCTAGCTGCCAACGTTTATCGTGGCTTAATTTGCAGGTAATGAGGTGATCACCAAGCTCGTACAAGACGCTGCCATCACTCAGCTCTGTAACCTTATTTGCTTCCATGCTTAACTTCCTCAGCTATGAAATCTGTATGCCCTTGACTGGCTTACCAGCACTTTCGCGCATATACGGAGAGAAGAAAAATCACCATCTTCGATGTACCAGGTTTCATATTTTTTATTGTCTGAAATCACAGCTAATTTTTTGTGCTGCTTTTGAAGGCGCTTAATGTAGAGATCATTGTCCAGAACGAAAATATATATGCCGTCACCGTCAAAGCAGTCGATGCTGACGTCGACGAAGATCTGGTCTCGAGGCTCGAACGTGCCAGACATCGAATCGCCATTCACGGCAATCATTTTAATGTGGTCAGCTGGGCGCCCACCAAATACGGCGCGAGCCTCTTCGGTTGAATACTCAATGGATCTGATGGTTTCAATGAATTCATCTCGCACGAGAACTCCCTGCCCAGCACTTGCCTGAATGTCAAAAACGTCTACACGGAAAGAATCATCCCTCATCGCCATATGCCCTTCAGATATGCCATCAGCAGCGCTGTCCCCCAACAGGAAAGACGAGGATGTGCCAATTATAGCCGCCAATTCCTGCAGCTTCCCACGTCTTGGAATAGCCTCCCCATTGAACCACTTGCTTACCGCTTTAGGCGTGAGCTTCATTCGTTTGGCTATTTCAGCCTGACGTCCATGAGCAGGTAAACCAGCTTTATCACAGGCCAGCGCTAGCCGTTGGGAAAACTCTTTACGCGCTTTTTCTTCTTGAACCATAGGTTCAATCATAATATCACTTGCGTGAACTATCAGTTCCGACATAATATGTACTTACAGTTCAATTTGAGGGTTAACAAATGCAACCTAAGAACCTTGGCGACATCATCAAGCAAATCCGTGTACCGGTGGTGGCGAAGGCTTGCGGGCGCACTCCCCGCGCTATCTACAAGTGGATTAACAGCGGTTGCCTGCCGCGTACCGATTACACCGGCGAAACAGGTTATGCGTCCAAAATCGCAGCTGCATCTGGTGGTCAGTTTACCGAGAACCAGATCCTTGAAATCAGTAAACCAAAAGCCGCTTAACGGCGGCCCTAACCACGAAGGGAAAGCAATGCATTCACTTGCGTATCAACACAATACCGGAATACACCCGGGAGCGATGATAAACCGCGCTCAACCTAAGGCGGCGCCAGACCACGAAAAGATCCGCGATGCGGTCAGGGCATGGTCGTCGGCGCTGGACAATCAGGACGTCGTTTCGGCGCTGATCATCAACGAATACCGGGAGCAGGGCGGGACCGCCATCAGCTTTCCGGAAGACATCAGCAGGGCGCGCCAGAAACTTTTTCGCTTTCTGGATAACCGTTTCGACTCTGAGCAGTACCGCGAGAACGTGCGCCAGCTGACGCCCGCAATCATGGCCGTTTTGCCGCTGGAGTATCGCCATCGACTTCTTCCAGAGGACAGTTTTATGTCCCGCTTAGCTCGACTTGAGAAAGAAACGAGCGAGGCGAAAGTGGCCGTTGCGATGAACGCCCCGCGTCACCAGAAGCTCAAGGAACTCAGTGAGGGGATTGTAGAGATGTTCCGTGTCGACCCGGATCTGACCGCGCCGCTGATGGCTATGGTCACTTCGATGTTGGGGGTTATGTGATGGGAAGTTTCAAAAATGGCGAAAGCCAGTCTGCGCGAACAGAACTGGCCTTCAGATGCAAATCGTGTGCACTCATTGCAGGAGGAATAATGGCAAAAAATCCACGCTATTACCATACCTCTGTACATAAAAACATAACCCGCGACCGCTTCATCCGCTCGGTTAACCCGATTGTGGCAGAGAAGATGCGCGCCATCCTGGAAGAACTGAAACGTAAGGAGAGTGGCCGTGGGTAACGTATCCAATTTAGCCGAAGCCAGAGAGGCCAGAAGGCTCCAGAAACCGCGCACGAATGACGGTAAGGGGTTTGCCTTGCTGCACCGTAAAATTATGGATGTGCCGTTCTACAAGGACGCTGAGGCGGCTCATTTATGGGTTCACATGCTCCTGCGTGCTAATCACGAACAGACACTGGTATCTACTGATGTTGGCGATGTGATCTGCGAGCGCGGAGAGTTCATCACCGGGCGAAACACACTGGCAATGGAAACGGGTTTGACCGCTGATCGCGTTAAATCCCTTCTCCGTAAATTCCAGAATCTGGGCATGATCACCACCAAATCGAACAACCGTTTTACTGTTCTAAAAGTGGTCAAATATGACGAATATCAGTCAAATTTTTGTCCAGCAGATGTCCAGCCAGCGTCCAGCCCAAACATAGTCGTACCAATGCCTGCGGAGGTGGAGTGTCCAGCCGATGTCCAGCCAGTGTCCACAGATAACAATATATTAAATAACTTACTACCTAACGGTAGTAAGTATGTCGCAAATGACCAGAAACCCGCTGAAGAGAAAAAGTCTCGTTTGTCATGCGATGAAGTATGGCAATGCCTGAAAGACGAACTGCCTGAAGCACGGGGATGGAGATGCCTCACTGATGAGCGACGCAATCTGATCCGCACATTCTGGGGTAAGGCTAATAAGATTGCCCGCAACCTGGACGGCAAGCCGATGGATATGGACGGTTTCAGAAGCTATCTGCGTTACATCGCTCAGAACTGCCGCTGGATGCTTGAAGACCGACCAGACCAGAAGTCTGGGAAGACCTGGCGCCGCATGAAATTCGATAAGTTCCTGACCGAAAAGCTCTACATCGAAGTGCGCGAGGGGGATCGTGATGACCGCTGATTTCATGGCTGTACCACAAAACCTCGAAGCAGAGCAGAGCGTTATCGGTGGCCTGCTGCTGGATGATGACAACAGCGAGCGAGTCCAGAAGGTTCTGGCGATGCTCAAGCCTGAATCGTTCTACAGCCGACCTCACCAGCTGATCTTTGCCGAGATGCGCCAGATGTTCCGCGACAACAAGCCAGTCGATGGTCTGACATTGTTCGACGCGCTCGAAGGCAAAGGGCTCGCGGAGCAGGTAGGTGGCTTTGCTTACCTGGCGGAGATCGCCAAGAACACTCCCAGCGCTGCAAACATCGTGGCATACGCTGCGTCAGTCCGGGAAGCCGCAATGGAGCGCTACGGTATCAGCCGCCTGACCGAAGCTACTGAGCTGCTGTATTCCCGCAATGGCATGAGCGCCACGCAGAAGTACGAGGCCATTCAGGGTATTTTCACCCAGCTCGCAGACCATTCAAAAACCGGTAGTCGCCGTGGGTTGCGGTCGTTCGGCGAGGTTATGGATGACTGGGTAGCAGATCTGGAGAAACGCTTTGACCCTTCAGGCGAACAGCGCGGCATGAGCACCGGCATCCCGTCACTCGACCGGCTGCTGGCGCCGAAAGGTCTGGTTAAAGGCTCTCTGTTCGTGATTGGCGCAAGGCCAAAGATGGGCAAGACAACCCTGTACGGTCAGATGGCGATCAACTGCGCGGTTCGTGAGAAAAAGCCAGCGCTGATGTTCAGCCTCGAAATGCCGGGCGACCAGATCCTCGAAAAACTGGTTGGTCAGAAGTCTGGAGTTAACCCGAGCATTTTTTACATGCCAGCCACGGATGACGCCGATGACCAGTACCAGGGCGATTACGACGGCGACTTTAAGAAGGCGATCGCCACCGCCGGGCGATTGAGTGAAATCGACATGCTGTACATCGACGATACTCCTGGCCTGTCACTGGCGCACATCGTTAGCGAAAGCCGCCGAATCAAGCGCGAGAAGGGCTGCGTAGGAATGATTTTGGTTGACTACCTGACTCTGATGACCGCCGAAAAAGCCGACCGTAATGACCTTGCCTACGGGATGATCACCAAAGGGTTGAAGAACCTCGCTAAAGAGCTTGGCTGCGTCGTCGTGCTGCTGACCCAGCTCAACCGCGAACTGGAGAAGCGAGTGAATAAACGCCCGTTACCGAGCGATTCCCGCGACACAGGACAGATTGAGCAGGACTGCGACTACTGGGTTGGTATCCACCGGGAAGGTGCTTTCGATGACAGCGTGCCGCCGGGAGAAACCGAGTTAATCCTGCGACTCAATCGCCACGGCAGTACCGGAACGGTTTATTGCAATCAGATCAACGGGGCAATTTACGACACAGACCAGCAGGCCGCCGCCGCAGAACGCCGCGGGCGTGAGCAGCAGCCGAAAAAGAAAGGGGGATTCTGATGACCATAACAATCCGCGGGCAGATTCTTGCAGCCCTGCGTAACAACCCGGGCCTGAACAGTGCTCGTATTGCCAGCATGATCGGCATGACCACCAAAAAGATTTCCGGCCCGTTAAGTACGTTGTTTGCAGACGGCCTGATCGAGTTCGAAGGCAAGCACGGACAGCGGCTTTATCGGCTGACCGATTACGGCATGAAATACGCACCAGAAACAATCCCGGCTATGCCGAAGGGAAATTCGAAGCTGGTGCAGCGTACAGAGGCAAACGTGATCTGCCAGGAGTGCCGCAACAGCGCGGCGATGAGAAGGGTATTGATGGTTTGGGGGAGGGTAGGGGTATGAAAATCGAAGATATCAAAAACGTTGCGGTGTTCTTCAATATGAACGGCAAGACAGTAGCGTTACGAATGGATGCTGAGCAGAAGCGGATCGTCGCATTAATGGCGCTTAACACGGCTGATGCTCGGGCAGAACTGATTGAAGTGCCGCACATGACTTTACCAGCAGACCCAGCCATGGAGGAGGCCGCCCAATGAGCAACATCGACAAACGTGGATTACGTGAAGCAGCGGAGAAGGCGACGAAATGCCGGTGGGCTGTTGAGTTCGACGATGAGATTTACTCCACTGACGGCGTGAACCATGAGCAAATAGCCATGGTATTCAGTGAAAACGAAGCGCGTGATGCTGCATTTATCGCCGCAGCCAACCCCGCCACCGTGCTGGCGCTGCTGGATGAGCTGGAAGCCGCAGAGAAGCGAATCGCTGAACTGGAAGCGAAGCTCGATAGCGCAGATAAATTGCAAGATAGCGCATTTCGTCATGGTCTTCAGCATGGCTTCAGTTTTGGTCAAACGGATAATCAGGCTGGATTTGAAGAGTGCTTATCTGCATATGGAGCGCGGGGTAAAGATAATGGCTAATTCATTACTTGAAACATGCAATGACTGGCAAATTCTTCGCGCAGAAATATTGGCTCGAAATCCAAATATGGCCATGACACTTCAAAAGCTCGACATCATGATTGAGCATTCCGTTAGGGCGGCAATTGAAATATCGCATCGTGTTGACTGGGATTTTAGTGAAGCAGAGCGTAAAGCTAAGGCGGTGAATTAATGGAACTTTCACGGGATAAGATTAAAGAAATAATCAATGACGATTGGCTTTTGATGGATGATTGCGAAGGAAATAAAAACTGTGACGTTGTCAAAGAGATGGCGCGTATAGCGCTGGCATCGCTCGAAGCGGAGCCGGTGGCGTGGTTGCTGTCAGGAGGCGGGGCAAAAAACAACGTCAGCTTCGATAGTGGCAATGCTTATGCCGACCCGCTGCGAGAAGTAACGCCGCTTTACACCGCCCCGCCAGCGCCGGTATCTGTGCCCGCTGCGATGGAAATTGATGATGACTTTGACAGCGCGTTTGAACACGGAAAAGCTGTCGGCTGGAACGCCTATCGCGCCGCCATGCTTCAGGCCGAACCTGTAAGTAATAGTGATGAGTTGACAGACGGTTGGGTGGCTTGCAGTAAGCGGATGCCAAGCCCATCAACAGGTGTGATAGTTGCTGCGCCATGGCAATCAGCTCCTGGCGGCTATGCAATGAAGTGGGCAACAAATTGCCCTGGGCATCCGGATGCAGATATAGATGGCTGGATTATACCAGGAGCATCATGGAGCCCAACCCACTGGATGCCGCTGCCGGCAGCGCCGCAGCAGGAAGATATTATTTGCTGATCTAAGATGGTCTGTATGTAACAACCACCCCTAACTTACTGCCTACCGCATTGAGAGAATTAGAAATAGTTGTATAGGTTTCTTTGGGGGTGGTGTTTCTTCCTTCTTCTAAAATAGACGCAATAAGATTCAGATTCCACGAGGCCTTAAGGACATCTTTGTATCGAGGAAGGAGACGTAAAGTAGCCAACATTCCATACAAGGGTATGGCATTAGATTTTGACAACAGCAAAGCTGACGCCTGTTTGATTTCGTTTATTACTTCGCTTTTCGCATTGATGCTAAGGATTTTATTTTGCTCACGCAGGAGAATGGCCGAAACCATCCCCAAATGTTCCTTGAATGAAATGTAAGGATCAAGCATGGATTTTACAAATATCTGACCCAACACAAACACTGAAACACCAGTAATGACGGTAGTAAACACCCCATTATTCATAACCAGGCCATCCCTTCTGTTTTTTATCCCGATATCATAATCTACGGATTGTTTAACAAGCTAGATCAAATCCAGCCTTCCCTGAAGTACTAATTGCAAATGTATTTTGTGAATCATCCCGGCGGGTAGAGATTTATAAACCAGCATCAAGACACCAATGGCCTCTTCGAAGGCCTTTCTCTTATGTTGATTTTCCATAATCAACCAGCCATAATTTAACCGTCGTCGGAGTTGAACGCCCGACGGTAAGACTTCTGCGCATTTAAGGGGACTTAAATGCGACCACAATATGAACTTCTCACCTTGTCACAGATGCAGAAATGCACCTGCGATTTTCTGTATTCTGCGGTTTCCGTTAAGGAGGCCGTATGACTCTTCCAGTAGACGGCATCAAGCTCCATCGCGGCAACTTCGCGGCCATCGGCCAGCAGATTCAGCCATTGCTGGACGCCGGGCAATGCTTCCGCCTGCAGGTTAAGCCGTGGCGCGAGAAGCGCAGCTTGTCGCAGAACGCGCTCAGCCACATGTGGTACACGGAAATCAGCGAGTACCTCATCGCCCGCGGTAAGACCTTCGCTACGCCTGAGTGGGTCAAAGACGCGATGAAGCACACCTATCTCGGCTACGAAAGCAAAGACCGGGTAGACGTCGTGTCCGGGGAGGTCACTACCGTACAATCCCTCCGCCATACGTCGGAGCTGGAAACCGGCGAGATGTACATATTCCTGTGCAAAGTCGAAGCCTGGGCGATGAATATCGGCTGCCACCTGACCATCCCGCAGAGCTGCGAGTACCAGCAGCTGCGCGATAAGCAGGAGGACTGATGTCTACTCCACTTTCCCGCGTCATCACAAACGAAATCTTCCGCGTTCCGGCGCGCCGCCAGCGCAAGCCCGCGATTAAGCCCTCCGACATCCCGACTATGAAAGGCTACACCGCCCGCCTGGTAGATCAGAAATGGCTGCGTCTCGCGGCGAGGAGGAAACGTGCGTAAGCCATCCCGCCGTAAGTGCAAAGTATGCGGTGAATACTTCGTGCCGAAATTCCACGACATCCGGATCCGCTGGTGCTGCCCGGAGCACGGCACAATCCTCGCACTGGAGGAGCGCGAAAAGGAGAAGGTGAAAGCCGCGGCTAAGCGCATCAAAGAGCAGAAGGAAGCCGAGAAGGCCGGTCGCAAACGCCGCAAGGCCAAGCGCGAGTCACTCAAGTCTAAATCCCAGTGGGATAAAGAGGCTCAATCAGCTTTCAATCGCTACATCCGGGTCCGCGATGAAGGTAAGCCATGTGTCAGTTGCGGCAATCCACTCATCGGCAAAAGCTATTACCTGACTGGCAGCGCCATTGATGCCAGCCATTACCGTTCACGCGGCGCTGCCTCACACCTCAAATTCAACGTGTTTAACGTCCACTCCGCTTGCACACGCTGTAACCGGCAGTTGAGCGGTAATGCTGTCGAGTACCGGATCCGCCTGGTTGATCGCATTGGCCTTAAGCGCGTAGAGCGGCTCGAAGCTGACAATGCCCCACGCCGGTTTGACGTTACCTACCTGAAGCGCGTGAAAGCAATTTTTTCCCGCAGGGCCAATGCACTGATGAAGCGCCGTCAAAAATTACAGGAGAGTGCAGCATGAAATGCAAAGTTGAAGGTTGTGAGCGTGAATGCAAACACTACCCAGGAAAGGGTATCTGTCAAATGCACTACTTCCGAATGATGCGCTACGGGACCTACGAACTCACAAAAAACGGTAAAGGGAAATTCAGGCATAAAAATGCGAAGGGATATCAAATGCTCAAAATTCCTGATCACCCACTATCAATGGCGAATGGTTGCGTTTATGAGCACCGAAAAGTTGTTTACGACCGCTATGGAGAAACACTTCCACCATGCGAAAAATGCGGCAAGAAGGTCGCATGGAAAACCGCGCATATTGATCACATTGATGAGGTTGTAGATAACAATGCGGACTCAAATCTTAGGGTGCTTTGCCGAGCGTGTAATGTCATGCGATCTCGAGTGCATATCCCTGAGCACACAAAAAAAGGACGCACAGCCATAACTTTCAATGGCGAAACGAAAACCGCCACAGAATGGTCAAGGGACCCTCGCGTTTCAGTATCAGAAACATCCATTAAGCGTCGACTAAAAAATGGAATGAATGTAGAGGATGCGCTTTTTTCTCCCAAGGTAACCCACAGGCATACCAGGCCAAGAGGAAGAACACCTCTGTATGGTGAATATCGCGGACCAAAGCAGAAGGAGTCAGCATGAACCACGCCGATTTCCTCCGGTACCAGGCAGAAAGCGTTAAGCGTGCCAGCCTGCCGCCAGTAGCAAAGCACAGCCAGACCAAAACCAACCAGTCACATAAGGAAGCCGCATGAACAGTCAGCAACTGGAATACGTACGTCAGCAGCTCATTGTGGCGACTGCAGATTTGAGTGGGGAGACGAAAGGGCAACTGGTAGCTTTCGCTGAGAACGCACAATTCACCGCGACGGCGCGCAGCCGGGGGAGGAAGAAAATCACCGACCCGATCACCGGCCGTAAAGTTAACCGGGACGGCCCGGCGATGAGCGGCAGCCAGTCCCGCGCAAAGGGATCATCCATCGCACTGGTGGGGCCGGTTGAGTTCGTGACCGCATCCTGGCGCCGCGCTGTCCTGTCGCTGGAAGACCATCAGAAGGCATGGCTACTGTGGAACTACAGCGAGAATATCCGCTTCGAGTACCAGGTGGCGATCACTCAGTGGGCATGGGCCCAGTTCAGGGAGCAACTGGGAACCCGGAAGGTGGCCGGCAAGACCATGGACAGGCTGAAGGCGTTAATCTGGCTGGCGGCGCAGGATGTTAAAGCTGAGCTGGCCGGGCGGGAAACATACCAGAAGCAGGAACTTGCTGAGCTATGCGGGGTGAAACCGGATAACTGGAGCCATAACTACGCCGACTACTGGAATGCCATGTGTGCCATATTTGAGCGACTTGATAGTGATGCTTTACTGCGAGCAGTGAGAACACGATCACAACAAAAAGCAGCTTTTTCGCAGCAGGGTGTTGCAAAAGTCAATTAAATAGCATACATTTAGCGTAAATCTGATATCGTCGCCATAGCTTTGGTTGTCGACTGAATTACACAAAAGAGCCCGAGGTTAACGCCTTGGGCTTTTTCGTATCTGGAATACCCCTACCTGGGACCATAAGAGCTACGGCTCAAGTAAGACCCTCATCTTGGCGGACCAGAACCCGCCTTTTTTATTCAGGCCGCAGACAATCACCCTCAGATGCCACGTAGCCCTCGTGTCTGACGGCCTTCTCTACACATGGACCACCTATGTCTGAACCTCTAACCATTGCTGGCGGTGTAACGTCCGCAACAATCGGAGTGACGTTCGCATCTCTGTTCCCCGAGGCAACGCCCGGCGTAATGCTGTGCGCGCTGGCTGGCGCAGCAATGTACGTTCTGACATCCGATCCACACCAACTGTGGAAGCAATTCCTGTTCGCCGTCATCAGCTTTGTCGGCGGGGTGTTCTTCTCGGTGCCAATGGCGAAGATACTGGCCGGGGTGATTAACACCGCCCTTGGCCTGTTGCAGCCGCCGGTCAGCATCGAAGTATCCCCGAATATTGGCGCGCTGGTTTCCGCTTCCATCTCTGTCGCAGTCCTGTTACGCATCCTCGCCAAATCAAAACGGGGGAAAATGCCGGGACTGGAGGAGGAAGGTAAATGACATGGCAAGCCATCGTTCTTGATGTAAACGCCATTATCTGCGCGCTTATCGCCGTCCGGCTGATGTTCTTCAGTAAGAGTGGGAAGCGACACCGTCCGGCTGTTGCGTGGATGGCGTACCTGATGATTCTGGCCGCCGGATTCACCTCATTCCGCATTCTCTATGGCAAATACCTGCAGGTGGATCCGGGAGAGCTGATGCTGAACGTCGCCATATGCGTTGCGGTGTGGCGCTCCCGTGGCAATCTCGCCAAAGTATTCCAGAAGGCCGGGCAATGACCAAAGACGACATCTTCAATGCCATCCTCGGAAAAGAGGGAGGTTACGTTAATCACCCGAACGATAAAGGCGGCCCGACGAACTGGGGGATTACTCAGGCAACGGCCCGCGCCCATGGTTATAGCGGTGACATGCGAGACCTGACCCGCGAGCAGGCTCTGGAAATCCTCGAGGCTGATTACTGGTATGGCCCACGCTTCGACCAGGTGGCGTCTTTATCCCCTGCAATTGCCGCTGAACTCTGCGACACCGGCGTGAACATGGGGCCATCGGTACAGGTGAAGTGGTTCCAGCGCTGGCTGAACGTATTCAACAACCAGCAGCAGTTCTATCCCGACCTGATCGCCGACGGCCAGATTGGCCCGCGCAGCATCAGCGCGCTGAAGTCTTACCTGGCGAAGCGTGGTAGTGAAGGGGAGACCGTATTGCTTCGCTCGCTTAACTGCAGCCAAGGGCAGCGTTATCTCGAACTGGCAGAGCAGCGCCAGCAAAACGAGTCATTCGTGTATGGCTGGATCCGGGAGCGCGTGAGCCTATGACCAAACTGAAAGCCATCCTGGCGTTTATCGTCACTGTTGTGCTGGTGGTGCTGGGCGCTTTTGGCCTGGGCAGCATGCGTGGACGGGAGAGGGCAGAAGACAAAGCCGATAAGCAGCGAACCGACGATAACGCAGCAGCCACCAAAGCAGCTGCAGAACGCCGCGTTGAAGTAACCAAGGAGGCCAGCAATGTTCAGCAGACAGTTAGCCATATGCCTGATGACGATGTTGATCGCGAGCTGCGCGCAAACTGGACCCGCAAAGATTGAGGTCATCGACACCGGCTGTGACTGGGTAAACGTCATCCGCCTCACTGAGCACGACATCGAAGTGATGGATCGCCAGACGAAGAAAGACGTGCTGGCGCACAACAAATCGGTGCAGGCGAACTGCGCCAGAATAGAACCTCATCCCTGAGGTTCTGGCACAGTCTCTCTTCTGGACTTTAAGCATAGAAAGTCTGGGGTTTATATCCCAGATTGTTATTTGAAGACTAAGGGGTCAATTGTCTTAAGTTTATCCACTACCACAGTGATGATTCTTGCCATTATGCTGGCGAAAATAATAAGCAGGCGGATTCGATTTGGCGTTTCTTCATCATTGAAATGGTAGCTTTTAATTTCCTTACCAGTGATATCAATAATCTTGAAATCAATTTCACTGACGGCTCTGACTTTCGCAGGTAGAGGAGCGCCTTTGAGTGCATTTTCCATCGCTTGCATGTCTTTATCTGTTAGGGGTTCGCAATCATAGCGATGAGCAAAGTTATTTCTTATTTTGTTAATAGTTTGCAGGCAAGAACATAACTCAGCGTGCATTCCTAACTTCTTTGCGAGTCCAAGTTTCATCCCATAGCTCGGATTGAACTTTATTTTCTCGCCCGGTGAATTTTGAAACAAATCTTCTTTATTTATATGGGCCGCTATCCATGCATCAAGTAGCCGCTCAGACAAAAGATGAACTCTTAAAACCGAGCCAAGTTCATCTTCATTTTGGTCAATGGAAATAAAAAACTTTGAGATATCCACCTCACCGAAGATTTTCATAAAAATTACAGGATTCATCTCTTTTCCTTATCTGAATGTATTTTTGAAAAACATTTAAACACACAATTATGAGTCTCTGATATGACCTCTATCTATCAAATCACTCCCACCAGCCAGGCAAGACAGGCCGTTACGGGCAAGATGCCTCGATGTCAGCCTGAGCTGGTTAACGGTTTTGTGCCGCTGGCGACAGAAACGGGCCAATGGCTATATTTCGCTCCTGCCGATGTAAAGCGCGTGGAGTTCACGCCAGTACCGGAAGAGCAGACCGAACTGTTAAACGAGATGGCAGATTAGCCGAAACAGAGGCGACCACGCTGATAGGTCAGGCCGCCAAATATAAAAATGGTTATGAATTACTCGCGCTGAATTCTTTCCCATTCAGCCTTGTAATGCTCCTTCTCGTCGACGCATGAAGGGCATAGCAGCCCTCCATAATACATTTCATTTTCAATAGCACTTTCGAGATCGTCACCCTCAAGGATGACTTGGCAGTCGTTATGATGTCCTCCAGGGTTGGTTACTCCATCACATTTCTCGGTTAAGAAAGGGTCTAAAACAGCCTGTTGCTTTGCGGTTAGGCTGTCGTACCCATTATCAACTGCTCTTTGGGCTATTCCTGGAACCATCGCATTTTGATTATGAAAACGATCATGTTTTAGCATCGCATCAAGAAGTGATTCTGTAGACATATAAACTCCTTTTAACTTGGAATAAACATGGCACTCACCGACAAGCAAGAAATGTTCTGTCGCGAGTACCTCATCGATTTAAACGCCACGCAAGCGGCTATTCGGGCGGGGTACAGCGCAAAGACAGCTAACCGCACCGCGTCCGAAAACCTGTCAAAACCTGACATCCAGTCCAGAATTGCCGAACTTAAATCGCAACGCAATGATCTGGTTGGTATAAATGCGACATACGTCCTGAATCGTCTCGTTGAGATTGACCAGATGGACGTGCTGGATATCCTGACCTCGACCGGAGAGTTGAAGCCGGTGTCTCAGTGGCCGAAGGTCTGGAGGACGACATTATCCGGGCTGGATGTCGTCGAGATGTCAGCCGAGGGAAACACCGCCGCACTGCTCAAGAAGATTAAGTGGCCTGATAAGGTTAAGAACCTCGAACTGATTGGTAAGCATATCGACGTCCAGGCATTCCGTGAGCAGGTAAAAACTGAGCACGTAGTTGATTCGATTTCAGACCTGATGGATTCACTGTCTCAGGGGGCGTAATGAAACCTGAGCATCTGAAGCTGCTGTCCGACAAAGACTGGCGGCTGAACAATCTTTACTGGATCACCGACAAAGAGGGAAAGCCTACGCGGTTCAGGATGACGCCTGAGCAGCGGGAATACTTCGAAGGGATCCACACACGCAACATCATCCTGAAAGCTCGCCAGCTCGGGTTCACCACAGAGGTGTGCATCATCCAGCTCGACGCGGCCCTGTTTGAGTCGGCAAAGTGCGCGCTGATTGCCCACACGCTGAATGACGCAAAGCGCCTGTTCCGCGAAAAGGTGAAGTACGCTTATGACAAGCTTCCGGCAGAGATAAAGGCGGCCAACCCGGCGAGCAATGATTCGTCTGGTGAGCTCGTCTTTAAGAAGGGCGGCTCGCTATACGTCAGCACGTCGTTTCGTGGCGGTACGCTGCGTTACCTGCACGTTTCAGAGTTCGGGAAGATATGCGCCAAGTATCCTGACAAAGCCCGTGAAATCGTCACTGGTGCGTTTGAGGCGGTATCTACTGGATGCTTCGCTACTATCGAGAGCACGGCAGAGGGCCGGGCGGGTTACTTCTTCGATTACTGCCAGACGGCAGAGAAAGCACTGCTTCAGGGTAAGCCTTTATCCGCGCTGGACTGGAAGTTTTTCTTCTTCTCCTGGTGGAAGAATCCACACTACGCAATCGACCCGGTCGAGTCTCTGCCGGCGCGCCTGCTTGAGTACTTCGCCGAGATGGAGGCTAAGCACGGCGTAGTCGTCAATGAGCGCCAGAAAGCCTGGTACTACGCCAAAGAGAAAACGCTCGGCGATGACATGAAGCGCGAATACCCGACCATTCCGGCCGAGGCGTTCCAGCAGTCGGTCGAGGGCGCGTACTACGCCAAACAATTCCGCTGGCTCTATACCAACAAGCGGATCGGCCAAATCCCTGATAACTCGCACCTCCCGGTACACACGTTCTGGGATATCGGTGTGGGTGACTCAACGGCGATCTGGTTCGTTCGTGAGGTTGGCGAAGAGTTCCACATCATCGACTACTACGAAAACTCCGGCGAAGGCCTGAGGCACTACATGAAGGTGCTGAAAGACCGCGGCTACGAGTACGGCGAGCATTGGGGTCCGCACGACATCGATAACCGTGAATTCGGTGCTGACGCCAAATCCCGCAGAGAACTTGCCCGTGAAGGGTATGAAATCGACGGGCAGGTTTACAGCATGACGTTTCAGGTGGTTCCGAAAGTGGGAATAGACACCGGCATTGAGTCGGTGCGCGAAATCCTCCCGTCCTGTGTATTCGATGAGGAGAAGTGTGCCGAGGGCATATCTCACCTCGAGGGCTACCGCAAGGAGTGGGACGACAAGCGCGGCTGCTGGAAAGATAAGCCGCTTCATGACTTCACATCACACGGCGCTGACAGTTTCCGCTACTTTGCCGTAGCGAAGAACAACCACAAACAGGTCGGCGCAGTATTCTTCTAAGGAGCTCATCAGTGAGTGAATTAAGCACCGGGGAGCAGTTCCTCGTTAATGCCCTTGCTGATGCTATCGGGCGGCAGCGCATGCTGTACGCGGGCCAGCCGGGAAATACCAAACGCACAAAGTTGTGGGATGAGTTCGGTTATCCAAATAGTCTCGAGTTCGACCGCTACTACCGGGCCTATGAGCGCAACGCGGTGGCGTTTGCCGCCGTTCATAAGCTTCTTGATTCGTGCTGGGTTGATAACCCGACGATCATCGACGGCGACGACGGAAAGGAGTCAACCGAGACAACGGACTGGGAAAAGACAATCACAAAACTACTGAAGAAGCACTGGACGAAAATTAAGGATGCGGATCGCCGTAATCTCGTTGGCCGGTACTCGGCATTGCTCATTCAGTTCCGGGACGGCAGAGAATGGCACGAGCCGGTAGACCGAGAGAAGGTTAAATCTCTGAGGAATATCGGTAACGGACCCATCGTTAAGCTAATCCCCGCGTGGGAATCGCAGATCAAGCCGGGCAACTTCGATACTGACACGCTTTCCGAAACTTATGGCCAGCCAGTTTCGTACAACTTCAACGAGCAGCCCGTAGGCGATGATGGCACGTATGGTCCGGTACGCGGCGTTACAGTACACCCTGAGCGAATCATCATCCTCTGCGAAGGCTCGGAAGACGAAAACATGCTCTCTGGCGTGCCTTTCCTGCGCGCGGGGTACAACAAACTTCTCGACCTTGAAAAGGTATCGGGTGGTAGTGCCGAAGGGTTCCTGAAGAATGCCAGTCGCCAGCTCGGGATTGCGTTCGACAAAGAAACCAACATTGCGAACCTGTCAAAGCAAGCCACAGACGCTGGCTACAAAGACCTGGGCGAAGCGCTCAACGACAAAGTCGCCAAGATGAACCGTGGCACTGATTCTGCCCTGGTAATGCAGGCCGGCACGCCGTCGGTGCTTTCTGTTGCAGCTGCCGATCCATCCCCGACTTGGACAGTAGCTGCCAACGAGTTTGCATCTTCGATTCAGTGCCCGTTCACCATACTGTTTGGTCAGCAGACGGGGCGCCTTGCCTCAGATGAGGACAAAACAGACTGGGCGAAGCGCTGTAACGGCCGCCGCTGGGGATTCCAGTCGACGGTTATTGAGAGTGTGCTTGAGCGCTTCTGGACAGTAGGTGTCATTGACCCGCCTACATCCGGAGAGGTTACGCTGGCATGGTCTGATCTGCTCGCGCCGAGTGAGAAAGAGAAGATTGCCAACATGCAGGCAATGGCTGTCGTGGCGAAAGATACCCAACAGGCATACGGCACTCCGGCAGTGGATGAAAACGAAATCCGCGCAGTTGGTGAGCTTGAGCCTCGCAAGGTCGTGCAGCCACCTAACCCTGATGTAAAGCAAACCGATAAGGATCCGCTGACAGATGATGATGACAGCGCAAACCAGAATCGGGACGCCAATCGTACCGCGTAATAAAGCTGACCCGACGCAATCATCGCGGCAGGTCAGTCGGATGTTCAACGATATCGAAGATCGGTATCTGAACATCAAGCGCAGGCTTAAGGCTCTGTTTGAGCTGCGGCTGACTGGGCAGCAACGTGAGGCGAACGCACAGCAGTCCTGGATGATGTGCAACAACGAGGGCGCAGAATCTTCGCTGTATCAAGTCAATGCCGGTAAGTTCGTCTATGACATGACAGCTGCTGAATTGGCCGATCTGCTCCAGGTGGTGCAGTCGATTCTTGATGATGAGCTTCTTGAAGGCGGCAGCCAGAACCTATGGGCGATGGACTACGTCATTGCAGAATATGACCGCGGCACGCTCAGCGCCTTCACCAACCTGTCGGTTCAGTCGCCAGTCTATGCCGGCCAGACGACGCTGCAGCAACTCCTGTCGAGTCCGGCGTATCAGAACCAGATAGCCAGCGCCTATATCAGCACCTATAGCGACTGGAAAGGTATCAGCGACACCGCGCGCGCAGATCTGGCAAATGTCATCGCTGATTCCATCGGGCGTGGCATCAACCCGGTCGAGACTGCAAGCATCGTCAGTAAGCGCCTTGATGTGTCCATGGTTAAGGCCAAGGTCATCGCGCAAACGGAGCAAGTCGGCGCGCTGCGTCAGGCGCAGTGGAATGAAACGGACTGGGCTGCTGATCGGCTAGGGCTGAATACCGGCCTGATGTGGCTGTCAGCTCTCAAGCCTACCACGCGCCTGTGGCATGCTAGCCGTCACGGAAAGGTCTACACCACCGAAGAAGTGCGGGACTTCTACGCCGAGAATGGCAACCGGTACAACTGCTATTGCAGCCAGATACCGGTGCTACTCAACGATGACGGCAGCATCTTCAACAAGGGGCTGGCGGAAAAGCTGGCGAACGAGCGTAAGCAGTGGAATGCAGTTAAAGATCAGTAACTATTTTTTACACGGGTAGGCGTTGGATAATGCCTCATAAGCCAACAGAGATGCATTATCGGTACGCTTCTCCGGATGGTTTGATACGTATAAAGTAACCGTATCGACTATTTGCCCATTTGTTGCTCCCTGAGGCGAGCAGATTGAAGACCCTTCGAAAGCATCATGAACACCAATAACAAGGCCTCGTAAAGTTGCAACGTTAACATAGTCCATGTTATCAGCGGTTCCAGCCTTGGCTTTAAGTCTGGAGTCGCTCCATTTGGCAATATCATTACCACCGTAGTAATCAGCCATTGAGTCGAAAGAAATTATCAGCGCACCAACCCCGATAGCCATTGCAATTTTTTTCATCTGTTAACTCCTTTTAAGATTTTTACCAGAATAACACCAATGAGGACCCAGCATGAAACGCAACCGCGTTAACGTGCTGACCGTCGTCAACTCCGCTTCAAACATCACCACAGAAACCATCGACGGCAAGCCACATATCGTGGTTCGCGGCATCACGCCTGTCGTGGACGATATCGTGATGAACCGGAAGTTGTACCCGGCAGCAGAAATCGAAAAGGCCTACAACACGCTTGAGCGTAACCCGATGCCGCTGGGCCACCCTAAAGTGGACGGCAAGCATGTTTCGGCGCGCGATGTCAGGGCGGTAAACAACTACCACGTCGGCGCTTGGCTCCAGAACGTCAGCCACAAAGACGGCAAGGTAAGCGGCGATATGTACGTCGACCGACAGTACGCCGAGTCGAGGGATAAGGGCAAGCGCCTGATTAACCGTCTGGATGAGATGCTGGCCGGTACCAACTCCGACCCTATCCACATATCCACGGGCCTGCTGTATTCCGGCATTGCCGCTAACGGCGAGTCGAAGGGCAAGAAGTACAACGAGATCGCCACCAACATGATGTTTGACCATGTGGCGGTGCTGCTTGATGAGCCCGGCGCCGGTACGCCGGATGAGGGCGTGGGAATCTTCGTTAATGCCGAAGGTGATGAGACTGAAATTGAGGTCTGTAACCTTCAGGACGCAATTGTTAGCGACAACCGTAAAGACGGATGGCTGAACAAAATAAAGTTCTTTGTCGCTAATGACGGCGGGATGTCCTTCGATGAGATCGCCGCATCGCTGCGTGAAGCAATTCGCGCAAACATTCCTGATTCTTGGCGCTATGTCGTCAGCATTTACCCGGACTATCTTATTTTCGAAGAAGAGAAGAAGAACGATTCTGGCCGGTCCCTCTTCAAACAGAAGTACCTCATCTCTGACGGGGCAGTATCGCTCGTCGGCGAACCTGTAGAAGTCGTGCGCAAACCAACTGAGTACGAGATTAAAACTAACGGAGAGAACGATCCGATGAAAGAACTGATTATCAATGCGCTGCAAGCCGCTGGTAAGCCGACTGAAGGCAAGTCCGACGCCGAGCTGATGGACGCATACAACCAGATGAAGGCCGAAGAAGCCATCGCCAAGAAAAAAGGCGATGAAGAAATCGACCCGGAAACCGGCAAGCCCAAGAAAAAAGAGCAGGCCGCCAATAACGAAGAGATGCCAGCGTGGGCGCAGAAACTCGCCGATCGCGTGGACGTCGTTTTCAACAGCCTGAGCGCTAACGCCGATAAAGAGAAAGGCGAAAAGCGCGCGGCTGTGAAGCTGGCGATGAACATGAGCGACGACGAAGTCGCGGATCTGGACGGTAAGGCGCTCGACGCTATGTACGCCAAGTGCCAGACATCTTTCGGCCTGAACGGTGCATTCCGCCATCAGGCAACCAACACCCAATCAGTCAGCGAAATGCCGGAGTAAAAAATGGCTAAAGACGGAAAGCATATTATCCACGCCGGCGGCGTGTTCCCTAATCCGCTGCTTAACCGCGAAGGCGGGGCGGCTGCATCGACTCTGCCTGGTACTGTTGGCTTCTTCAGTACTGCTGACAAGTTCACGGCCTCTGTGGTCGGGGCAGAATCCGCCATCAAGTATGTGGCAAACAAAGACTACCTGCGCTGCCTGAGTGTTGATGACGCAATCCCAGCCAATGAATTGGTTGTTGGTATTCATCCGCTGCCTGGCATGTTCCTAAATGTGCGAGCAGCAGCGGGCACTTACACCAAAGGCCAGCCGGTTGCAGTAGCCAACGGTCAGATCACTGCGGTTGTAGATGATGCCGCCGTATTCGCTTATGTCGAAGAAGATAAAGCAGTCACTGCGGTGGCGGGCGATCTGATTCGCGTTGTGTTCAAATAAGGAGCACTGAATGTTTGTATTCTCCAAGTCTATCGGCGAGAAGACCGGTAACCTCGCGGTAAACCAGGCGCAATGGCGCGCTCTCGAACTTGAGCGAAACGCCAGTGCTCAGGCAGCAGCTGATTTTCTGGCGCGCACTCAGTTCCGTGGCGATGCAGAAAACGCTCCTTATCTCGATGCGGTGAACGCAGTTGACGATATTCGTCGCCTGTATCGCGCTTTCGACACAACTGTTCTTCAGCAGTTCGAGCCGAATACCGAGTTCACTCTGCTGAACGATCTAATGCCGCTTTCTCGCTCCGTTCGAATCGAACAGTCTCGTTACGACTACGCTCGTACCGGTGGACGCGGCTGGGCTCACACTTCCATGTCCGGACAGGTCGGCGCGGCACTCGATGCTCGTAGCTATTCCTTCGATGGCACCATGGTGCCTATCCACGACTCGGGCTTTAAGTTCGAATGGCGTGATCCAATCTTCAACAGCCCGCAGGCATTGCAGTCGCAGGCTGATGCGCAGCGTGGTTCGGTTGAAGACGTTCAGCGTCGTTACGTTGACTACATCTTCAACGGCTTCCGCGATAAGGCTGGCAACTTCGCAGTATTCGACGGCCTGACCTGGAAAGGGCTGCGTGACGATGAGCGTGTAGCGCAGATCGACCTTGGCGCTTCCGGCCTTAACATCGACTTCACCTCTGGTACCGCAACGTCTCAGGCTATCCGCGCCGGGGCAATCGCACTGCGTGATCAGATGCGTCGCGTAAACAACCAGTATGCAGAGCAAACCTGGTACGTATCCGGAGAAATCATCTCCAACCTGGAGCGCTATTTCTCCGACAACTTCCAGTCCGGAACGATCATGGATGAAATCCTGAAGCTGACCGGTGTTGCGGCGATTAAAGAAGACAGCCAGCTGTCAGGTAACGAAATCGTCATCGTGCCACTGGGCGCTGGCGTTATCGCTCCGATCGTCGGCCAGGCTATCGGTACCGTTGCCTCCCCCCGCCCGGAGTACAACAGCGACTACATCTGGCGCACCTGGGGTGCAATGGGGCTGATGGTCAAGCAGGACATCAACAACAAATACTCCGTCATTCACGCATCAAGCTAAGGATAAATCATGGCACTGGTAGAAATCGTGGCAAGTAACCTGCACGCCGGTGCCAATCTCCGCAAACTGGAGGTTGGTTCGGTGGTGGATGTTGACGACGCAACGGCTGAGCGCTGGATCAGCGCTGGCAAGGCGAAGGAAACCGACAAGAAGAAAGGCGAGAAGCTTACCTTCGAAGTGGCAACTCCGTCCGCGCAGGCGGCAGACCTTTCTGGCCTGCAAAAGCAACTCGCGGACGCGCTGGAGCAGAACCAAAAGCTAATCGCCGATGGTGAAGCAAAAGACAAGGCTCACGCCGACGCACTGGCAGCAGAAACAAAACGCGCTGACGAAGCCGAAGCGGCATTGGCAGAAGCAACCAAGAAGGCGAAATAACCATGGCTGACCCAATCACAGCGGCAGACGTGCAGGCGTTTCTCGGTGAATTGGGTTACTCCATCCCGGGCGCGCTGCTGGATCCGATTCTCTGCGTGGTGAATAAGATTATCCCGTGCCTCGATGGCGCTGGCTATGACGAGTGCACCGCGAAGCTGATCCTGATGTATGCCGCCGCGCTTATGGCTACGTCGTCCGGTGCGCGCCGCATCAAATCGCAGGGTGCGCCGTCTGGCGCGTCACGCTCGTTTGAGTACGGTGACGACAGCATCACCTGGTTGCGCGACTCGCTGGCCCGCCTCGATACCAGCGGATGCACTGGTGAGCTGCCTATCAGCGCCGGCAACAGTGTGGGCCTGTTCATGGTGGTCGGAGGCTGCTGATGACGTACAAATCAGTGAAGCATGGGCTGCCGCGTTCATTCGTCCGCGTCTGGGTGATGACCGACACCGGGCGGGAAACTACCGGCTACGTTAAATCGGACGGTGAGTGGTTCATCAACTGCCCGCGCATCCGGGCGACTGGAGCGAAGGTGCTGAGGTGGAAGGAATGACAGAGCGAGTGAAGAAGGCGAGCGATAACCGATTATCTTTCATGTGTCCTGGGTGTGGCAGTCGCCATGTAGTGCAGGTTGGCAATGGCAATGGGCCGCGATGGGGATGGAATGGCAGCATGGATAAGCCCACGCTTACCCCCAGCGTTTTAGTCACAGGCTTCACGCCCAGCGATGATCCAGAGGAGTTTGACGACGCCACGAAAGACAAGCCGTTTACTTGCCATTCATTTGTGACAGATGGGCAGATTCAATATCTGAATGACTGTACGCATAACATGGCGGGCATGACGGTGCCGCTACCAGAACTGTGAGGGGTGAGCGATGTCTAGCGTAGCAAACTGGTCCTACACCGCCAAAGCCACTATCTGGCGCAAGGGTGCAGGCGGCAGGGATGAAAACGGCGACCCCATAAACGGCTATGACGCGCCGGTAGTCATCATGGTCGATTATGAGGGAGGCCTGTCAAAGCGTATCGGCAACCTGGGCACTGAAATTGTCGTGAAAAATACCGTCTGGACGGAATACGCGCTGGCCGACGCCGGTGATTACCTGCTGATTGGTGAATCTACCGACGCCGATCCGGTTGCCGCTGGCGCTGACGAGGTGCGGCAGGTTATCCGCTACGCCGACACGTTCGAGCGCGTGGCGGATGATTTTGCCATCCTGACGGGAGTGTAGCCATGGGGATCAAAGTGAAGGGCATTAGCCAGGCGCGCAAAAACCTAAATGCCCTAGTCGGCGACATCCAGGGCCGTAAGACCATAAGGGCCATGCAGTCGGCGCTGATTATCGGGGGCTCGCAGGCTGCACTCTATACGCCGATCGACACGTCTACTCTGCTGAATAGTCAGTTTCGCGACATAACCGTGAACGGCAATCGCGTGACTGGCCGTGTGGGATACTCTGCTAATTACGCAGTGTACGTTCACGATCCAAGTGTGCCGCAGACTTTCCTTCGGTCCACTGCGCGAAAAGAGTTCCTGACTAAAGGTTTTGAGGATATGCGCAGTCAGATCGATGCGGTGATTAAGAAGGAGTTATCCCTGTGACCCCTCCGATGTATAAGCGTTTTCGCAACGTTATCGTTGATGCCGGACTTACTACAGGCTACATCGTTCAGTCTCTTTTGTGGTCTGATTCCGGGAAGCTTGCTGATCGGTTCATTGTCTTCCGGCCAAATGGCGGCACGGCGATAGACCGCGACATGGCGGCTGATTATTACGTCCTTGTTGACCTTATCACGGGTAAGTCTCTTGGCGACAAATCAAAAGCTGAGGATGACGTTCAGGCCATCATCGACTATGTGAAAGCAAACCCGATGACAAATCGCTGCCTTGGGCAAATCTCAAATATGGGCGGCATACCATCTCCTGTAATGACTACCGAAGGGCGCATGGTGTGGCGCCTGCAATTTGCCTGTCTGTTTGGCGGATAGCTCAAAATCAACATCACACAAGGTCGCCCGGAGCGGCCTTTTTTATTATCAGAAGTGAGGTAAGCAAAGATGCAAGGCTGCTCCAATAACGAACAACTAATTGGTCGCGCGAAGACGCTGGAACTGGCGTACGGATGCGCTGACCTGGTGCCGGAGGAAGGTGACTGGAAGCTGATGGGCCTTCCAACTTCGGCTACGTGGGATTTGAGTCCTGAGGCCCTTACGTCTGATGCCGATAATGGCGGTTTCAGTTCAAACCTGATCTCCAGCCTCGATCCAACCTATTCGATTGAAGGCGAGGTGCGTGTCAAGGACCGCACCGACGAATTCGGTGTTCAGCAGTTCGTGAAGTATATCGTTGATGAGGTTCGGGCCCGCCGTCAGCCTGGCGTGTGGATGCGTTTCCATTGGGGCGATTATTATCACATCGGCTACATGGTGCCGTCTGGTGCCAGCGATGGTGGTGGTGTTAAGGAAATTGTCACCTACAGCTTTGAGTTCAAGCTGGCAGATGGTTCTACTTTCCAGATCACCGAAGCTGATGGCGATATCGCGGTAACAGGCGTGACGGTTACACCAACCAGCAGTTCTATTGCGGCCGGTTCAAGCACGACGTTCACCGTGAACATTGCGCCAGTAGATGCTGACAATAAAGTGTTTACTGTCACGTCATCCGTACCAGCTCGCGCTACGGTGGCTTTCTCAGGTAATACCGTAACCGTATCTGCCCCTTCCGGGGCCACAGCGGGAACCGCGGTGATTACTGTCACCACTGATGATGGCGCATTCACGGCAACCCACACCGTAACTGTCACTGTGTAAGCAAAACAAAGGGCAGCGACCTGCCCTTGATTTTGCTTATGGGGGAAAGATGACACCAGTTAAAGAGTTTGGAGAATGCCTTATTAGTGTCGGTGATAAGGACTATTTTTTTCGTCCGTCACTATTCGCGATGTCCAGCATTGGCGAGCCAGTGGAAATTGTTCAGACGTTTTACGATCTCTGTAATGATGAGGTGACTACTCTCATCCAGAAGGCGTCCAAATCCTACATCCAATCAGAATATGACCGCCTGCCAGAATGTGTCATTCGCTACATACAGAGCGGAATACTGAGCCGTAAGGCTATCATGGCTGCGCATACGGTTTTGTCCGCATGCTGCGAGGATGAAGTGGGAGATCTGATCGGCTGGATGAAGCCAGGTAAAAGCCGGAAGCGCGGCTTTATGTGGCGGCGGGGTATTATGCCGCCCCAGGAAATGGTCATCATCGCCCAAAGCCTGATGATGCACGGCATTATCGGCCAAGCCAAGTTACGCAAGCTACAGCGCCACGAATCGAACGAACCAACCAATGAATTCAGGGCATCTGATTACATCATTGCTGCGCGCAACCACTTCAACATCAGCAAAGAAGAAGCTGGACAGCTGACGATGACAGAGTTTCAGATGATGCTGGTCGCTAAATACCCTGAACAGAAGGGGTACACCAGGGAAGAGTACGATAGTGCGGCAGATGACTACTTTGCGCGACGCAAACGGCGGCAGGCTAAGCAGAAGTAGCCCACCCAAATAATCAAGCCTCGGCATTGTCCGGGGCTTTTTTGTACCCGCAGTAAATCAACCGCGCTTCACACGCGCATTGTATAATCCTAGAGCCTACAGAAAGCGAGCCTGAGAGTTGCCGTTATAGGTGGCGACCTCTCTAGGAGGCGGCTTCTCTGTGTGACAGGCTCTGCTTTCTATAGGCAAATCGCAATGAAATATCCAACCGTATCAGTAAACGGCGTTTCCGTTCGCGTTGATGACGAAGGGCGCTATAACCTTAATGATCTTCATGCAGCCGCAGTGGCAAACGGAGAGGCAACAGAACAGCAGCGCCCAAGTCAGTTTTTGCGTAGTGCTCAAGTTAAGCGCTTCATAAAAGCACTAAAAGCCAAAGTGCAAAAAAGCACTCTGGAACAAATTCAACCACTTAATGTTATTAAAGGTGGGGATGAACCAGGCGTTTGGGGTGTTGAACTGTTGGCGATCCGTTATGCTGCATGGATTAAGCCGGAATTTGAGATTGAAGTGTATGAGGTGTTCAGAACCGTAGTGCGCCTCGGTATCAGTGCCATGTCTCGCCTGAACAAAATCGACCACATCATCAACACTGAAACCAGGCAGATCAGCCAATGCGCCAGCCAGATGGCCCGGTGGGGTGTCGGTGGTCGTAAGCAGCTGTTGCACGCAGCAAGGGAGCGCGTCGCCGATGAAGTTCAGATGTACCTGCCAGGCATCGCGTGAAGGTGGCAAGGCCCACTCAGGTGGGCTTTTCCTTTATACGCAAGCCCACAATCGGTTAAAATTTATCTAAGTCCATAAAGTTAAGCGGTTTATGATGACAAATCTCCCTTACGATTATTTTCTAAGTGCCGATGATAAGCTTGTTGAATTTCTCGAGAGACAGGGCGAGGAGTGCATCAAAGAGATCGAGCAATCGAATACAATTAACAGAGAAAACGGATACAAATTGCTTGGGATTCTTATTGTCGGAATTGGTTCATCGTTTTTACTGCTGACGCAAAATAACCAACCTTTTTTTATGTCGCTAGGTATTGGTGTGTTCATGCTCTATTGGGCAGCGTGCGCTATTTATTTGGTTACTGGCGTCCTGTCAGTTCAGGTTCGCGCTTTGCTTAACTCAGCGCCGGCAGATCTCTATACTAAACTTTATAAATCGCTGGACCATGAGCATTACGAAGAACTGGCAAGTAGGGGGTTTACTGCTGACCGCAACCCGGTATCAGTAATCAGGCGTATCAGGTTAGCCAATTTGCACAATACAGCTGAAGAGTTGTGTGAAGTGAATGAGCGAATCAGGACCAGGTTAGACAGAGCGAGGATCGCAACAATCCTCACTCCGATTTGCGCGTTAGCTATTACTACTGTGGGCTATCTTTTTTTCTGATTTTATCGGCAGAATTCCCAACAAATCGGCGGTCAAGCGAGAAGTCGGTTCTCGGTTTGTCCCCCGGCGTCGGTTGGGTGGTAGATTGCTGCGAAGGTTGATTGGTGTTCTGTTTTTGGTTTTGGTCGCTCATTTTCCTCTTCCTGTGGATCAACACTAAGAATGTCGAGTGCTTACTTCTTAACTGCTTTGGTCGCAGAGAAGATGAAATAACCTACCCTGGAACCCCCATTGTCGAACATCCTGATAAAAGATCAGGTTTCCCGTTTCCGGTCGATTGAGATCAATAAATCAGCGTTTGCCGTTGCGCCTGTGCTATTCCTGGGTAGGATGTTTCCACTTTTACCAATGGGAATAAGGATATGAAACGCTTAATAATCGTCACCATTGCAGGGCTCTTATTGGCTGGTTGTGGTAAACCAGCTCCCACAGAAGATGAAGCCTTCCAGCTTGCGAAGAAAGAAATGTCGATGGCTCTGTGTGGGGATAAGAGCGCAAGATGTTTCTCTGTTGAAGGGGGGAGGGCCAAGGTTTCAGAGCGGAAAAGCGATAACACCTATAATGCGTCGGCGACCTTTAAGGCGATTAAGGGAAATGGGAAGATTTTAGATTACAGCGGTGGGCTTGTTTCGTTCCAGATCGATGCAGAGACGAATGCTGTTTATGTCCAGTCCATAGAGGCCTGGTCAGAGGATGGAAAAAAATCCATAGCGCTCTGTGGGCGTGATTATAAGTTCTGCACCAAGTGACTAAACCGTGAATCCTAACCCGCTTCGGCGGGTTTTTTTATGCCCGGAGAAAATATGGCCAGTGAGGAACAGGTAGGAAATATCGTCTATCAAGTACAGATGGATGTAGCCAACCTTATTGAGGCCCAGCGAAAAGTCAACGAACGGCTTGAGAAGATGAATGGCGGAGTATCAAAAGCTGCCAGCAAGTTTGATGAGCTTCAGACCAGCATAAGCAGAGTAGCTGGCGCGATCGCTGCTTCAATTGTCGTTGAATGGGGGAAGGCATTTCTTGTAGCCGCTGACAATATGAGCCAACTTAACGCTCGAGTTGAAAGGCTAACTGGTAGTGCTTCTGTCGCATCTCAGACCATGCAAAGTCTGATGAATATAAGCTCAACAACAGGAGGATCTCTCCAGGATACAGCCAAGCTGTGGGAAACGTTAAGCACTGCGTTGCGGAGCACTGGTGCCACTAATGGCCAAATATTGCAGCTTACCGACACCCTTCAAAAAATTGGTCGAATTGGAGGAACATCTGCCGAGGAAATGGCTAATGCGCTGCGCCAATTCGGGCAGTCTATTTCATCCGGTGTTGTCAGAGCAGAAGAATTTAACTCTATTCTTGAGCAAATGCCTGAGTTGGCAAGGCAGATGGCGGCAGGGCTTGGCATTGGTATTGGTGAATTGCGTCAGTTGATGCTGGATGGGAAGCTTTCTGCTCAAGATGCACTCAATGCAATTCAGAAGCAAACCAGCATCGTGAATGCAGAGTTCGCAAAATTGCCCCGCACCTTATCTCAGGCCAATGCTGCTCTTACCAATTCGTTTCTGTCAATGGTTGACTCAATTAACCAGACTACGGGCGCGAGCAGAACCATGGTGGCTGTAATTGACTCCATCACCACAGCCATAGACAGGCTGACTGGGAAAACAGCTTCAGCAGCAGCTCAAATTTCCGATCTCAATAGCACAGCAGAGATGTTTGAGCGAAGGGCGAGGACATGGTCTTGGCTGGGACTGGATGGTTGGGAGGCTCAAAGCAAGGCGCTTGCAGGGCTAAGCAACAAAGCTGCAGCTCTCGTTGGGGATATTTCTGCCGTGACCCAAGCCTCTCAAGAGGCCTCTAATACAAAGCCAATAAACATTAAAACGACCGGAGACGATGCGGCTACATCGAAGCTGATAAAAAACTCAGAGCGCCGCCTGGCGCTAGCCAAGCTTGAAGGTGAAGCCAGAGCCAGGCTGCAGGCTCAATATGATGCAACAGACGCTGGTATCACCGATCAGAAACGCATCAAATCTCTTCAGGATGAATATGCAGAAACCTATCGGGTTACTGAGGCGCGGAAAGAGAGCAACAAAGAGGGCAAAACTTCCGCATCGCAGGCTGAATCCATTGCTCAGAAACTGGCTAATCTCCGCGCTCAATCAGACCTGACCACAGAGTCGATTGAAAAGCGCCGTATTCAAGAGGCGGGTCTTCGTGCGGAGCAGTCTCTTGGTAGCGCCGCGACTCAGCAGCAACTAGCGGAAGCGAGGGCTCTTGGTGAGGCAAACGAAAAGGCAGCAATCTCTATTCAGAAGCGCAAAGAGGCTGAGCAGGGGCGGAAGTATGCCAAACAGGAGATAGCCGCCGGAAATACCTCGGTCAACCCTATCACTGGGGCATCAGTGGATCCGCTGGCGCAAATCAATCTCCAGGAAACACAAAAGCTTGAGGCCCTGGCTAAATATCAGGAACTGGATAAGCAAAATACCCAGCTTTACGAAGACGCCAAAACTGCCATCCAACTGCAGGCGTCAAACGCACGGATGCAAATAGCGCAGACTGAGGCAGATCAGCAAAGAGCATCCGTTCTTTCTATTCTGGGCTCTGCGTCCCAGGGCTTTGATAGCCTGGCGTCGATAATTGCAGACTCTGCTGGTAAGAGTAACGCGGCGTACCAGGTCATGTTCGCAGCCAGTAAAGCGTTTGCGATTGCCCAGTCTACCCTCAGCCTGAATACCGCAATCATGCAGGCCATGGCTGATCCGACAGCGCTGACTCCAGCGCAAAAACTTGCGAACTATGCAGCCATCGCCTCTGCTGGAGCGTCATTGCTGTCGAACGTTGCGAGCATCTCATATGGCGGCGGGCGCGAAAACGGCGGCCCGGTATCTGCCAGCTCCATGTACCGTGTGGGCGAGGGCGGCAAGCCTGAGATTTTCAAAGCCAGCAATGGTAGCCAGTACATGATCCCCGGCGATAACGGTCGCGTCATCAGTAACCGGGATATCGGCGGTGGTGGCGGGGCGTTCAATTTCAGCCCGGTTATCCATCTAAACGGTGATTACTCTGCACAGCAACAAGCCATGCTTGAGGCCGCGGTTAAGCGAGGTGCGCAGCAGGGCTACGCCATGGCCGTCAGAGATGTCGCCAGCGGTAAGGGCAAATTGTCCAACGCTCTCGCTACCAACTTCAACACCAGTCAACGAATCACATAAGGAGCTCTCATGGGGATCAGCAGCACCATTGATTTCCCGCATCAGTACCTGCCAATGCCTCAACGCTCTGGGCATGGATTCACCCCGGTAAGCCCGCTCCAGCGCACCACCATGACATCTGGCCGCACGCGGCAGCGCCGCAAATACACCTCGGTTCCGACTGAGGCGTCTGTTTCGTGGGTGTTTAACGATGCCCAGGCGCAGCTGTTTGAGGTGTGGTTCAGGGATGTGATTACTGACGGCGCAGCGTGGTTCAACATGCGCATGCGTACGCCAATGGGTGTTGGTGATTACGTGTGCCGGTTCAAAGATATCTACAACGGCCCGGTACTGTACGCGCTTGGGTTCTGGAAGTTCACGGCAATATTAGAGCTGTGGGAGCGTCCAATCCTGCCTCCTGTCTGGGGTAATTTCCCTGAGTTCATCGTGGGGCAGAGCATTATCGATTATGCGCTCAACAAGGAGTGGCCAGAGGCATGACCAGCGCAATCTTAAACAGGCTTTACACCAGTGATGGTAGTGAAATCATCCTCAATACGCTGCAGATTAACGTCGGAAGCCAGAGTTACTGCCTGGTCGAGAACTTCGAAGACATCACCGCTGTTACGGAGGCGGGGGAGACAGTGACGTTCCTGGCGGCGGCCATGGCTATCGCGCTACCGGCAAGGAATAAGGACGGCACGCAGGATCTGCAATTCGCCGTTAGCAACATAGACGGCATCGTTTCCACGGCAATACGCAACGCCCTGGCTAACCTGAACAACGGCACGCTGGTAATGCGACAGTACATATCGACCGACCTGAGCTCCCCCGCGTCGCCTCCGATTGTCCTGCAGATCAAAGACGGGTACTGGAACGCGACAGAGGTTCAGATCACTGCGGGGTTCCTGAATATCCTGAAAACCGCATGGCCGCGCTATCGATACACGCTTCCAGTCTTCCCGGGCCTCCGCTATCTCCAGTAGGAAATCATTATGGCTAAATACAATACCGGCAACCCGCTGGCGTCAGCGCATCCTCTCGATATCCACCATGAATGCCACAACCAGCCCGATCTCATCACCAGATCAGAGGCAGAGAAGATGATTAAGGAGTCAAATGATGAGCTTATCCAGCGCCTCAAAAGTGAATTCATCCTGCAAAGACGGTCGGTTTAACCCTGATAAATACCGTTCTGTCGAGTGGCAGAAGGGCGGACGCGCTTACCCCGCGCTGGACTGCTTTGGCATCGTCAATGAAATCAGGCGGGATCTTGGTCTGGCGCCGTGGCCTGATTTCGCCGGCGTCACGAAGGACGATAACGGTCTTGACCGGGAGGCGCGGGGGCTGATGGCTAGTCTGACGCGATGTGAACCGGCTCCAGGTGCGGGTATCGCCTGTTATTCCGGCTCTGTGGTGACACACGTTGCCATCGTTGTCGAGATTGACGGCCAGCTGCGCGCAGCGGAGTGCAATCCCCGCACCAACGTAACATTTCTGCCGCTGGCGCGGTTTGCGCGCCGCTTTGTCCGCGTGGAGTATTACCAGTGACGATCCGAATCTATCCCTCTCGCCTGCCGGGCGAACCGCTGGAGAAGCACGAACATGAAACGATGTTGCTCAGCGCCTGGTTTGCGCGGAACGTGAAGGGCTGGGCGCCGGATCAGCAGCACCCGGTCGCGGTTGAAATCGATGGCGTTCCCGTCCCGGCTTCAGAGTGGCCACTGTGCGTTATCAAGCGAGAAACAGACGTAAGGATGTATCCGGTGCCATACGGTACCGGTGCAGAAATCGCGATCTGGGTTGCCGTCAGCGTAGCCGTAGCCTCTGCTGCGTACAGCATCTACATGATGAGCACAATGTCTCAGGCTGGCGGCGGTGGCGCCCAGGCGGCCAGCGGCGACCAGATTGACCTCAACCCGGCTAAAGCCAACGCGGCGAAATTGGGTGACCCCATCCGGGAAATCTTCGGCAAATATCGCGTCTGGCCTGATTACGTCGTGCAGCCGGTCAGCCGGTTCGTTAACGAGACCAGCATGGAAACCAGCATGTTCCTGTGCGTGGGTGTCGGCGACATGGTGATTAACCAGTCCGATATCAGGATCGGTAATACGCCAATATCCGCGTTCGGTACCGATGTGCGTTACACCCTCTACCCGCCTGGCGCCACGGTATCCGGCGATACGCGCACTGAAAACTGGTTCAATTCACCAGAGGTCGGGAATACCGGTTCCGGTACTGCCGGGCTGGACCTTGGCTCAAGCGGACCGGAGACGGTCAGCATTATCGCTGATGCGCTGGTCGTGTCTGGAAACTCCATCACGCTGGTTGACGTATCGTCGTCTGGCGATGAGGAGATCCCGCCGTCGTGGACCGTCGGAACGGTGATCACCGTACTGGCCCCAAATTCGTATACGGTCGTGTCGTCCGGCGGTTACAGCATGATTTATGGCGGGATAGAGGAACTTGCACCTTATGTAGGCATGCCGGTGACGCTGAACTATAACGGCAATGACTACGATCTGGTGATTGCCAGCTATGCCCCGGGCGTTCCGGCAGTGCCGGGGGTGGGTGGGAGTGCCGCAACCATAACTGCCAGCGCCGCGCCGACCACCTACGACTTTAGCACCGCGCCTGTGACGTTCAACATCAGCTGGCAGGGCACGACTTACCCGGTATCACTGGTCACCAACTACGTCAC